ATTACTGGTATTAAGTTAATCAATGATTAAAGAGGTTAGTGTTCTGCCACATCAGAGGCAGTTCGTTAACAGTATCTCTCCGTCAACTGGATTAGTCGCTGGCTTTGGTGCTGGCAAGTCATACGCTGGCACTCTTAAAACCATCATCAAGAAGCTACAATATCCATCGGTGAAGGTGGCTTACTATTTGCCGACTTATCCACACATTCGCGACATTGCCTTTGAGAAGTTCCCTGAGATGTGCGAGCAATTAGATTTGTATTACCAGCTAAACAAGTCGGATAAAGAGTTAATGATTCAGGGGTTTGGCAGCATCATATTCAGGAACATGAGCGAGCCAGACTATATCATTGGTTATGAGGTTGGTTATTCATTGATTGATGAGTGCGATATATTGCCACAAGCAAAGATGACAAAATCCTTCCAAAAGATACTCGCTCGTAATCGTGCGCCATTGCCAGACGGCTCACCAAATCAAGTAGATGTTGTTGGTACTCCAGAGGGGTATCGCTGGTTCTATGATAGGTTCGTTACTAACTCACACGATAACTACCAGCTAATCAGAGCAAGGACAACTGATAACCCACACTTACCAGATGATTACATTGAAACACTAAGAGAGGATTATGACGAAAGGCTACTTCAACAATATATTAATGGAGAGTTTATCAATGTTAATGGCTCTGCTGTATATCATAGCTTTGACCGCGATACACACGTTGTGCCAGATGTTGAGATTGATATCACTAAGCCGTTAATCATAACTTTCGACTTCAACATTAACCCATATAACGCGATATACATATTGCAGATTATTGATGGTAAAATCATAGTGGTGGATAATGCCATCATTAAGGGTAAGCCATTGGTTGATAGTTTAAGTTTCTTAAAAGAGAAATTTGGGCATCTGGGGGCATACCTTTACTCAGCAACAGTCTATGGTGATGCTGCTGGTAAGGCGCGTTCACAAGGAACGGCAACCACGAACTATGATTTAATTCGTGCTGCTGGTTTCAACAAATTAAAGATAAAGACAGCAAATCCAAGAGTACAAGATAGAGTTAATGCGTTTAATGCTATGTTGTTAAATGGCGCTGGAAATGTTAGTATGTATATATGCGAAAGGAATCATCAGTTGATAAATGACCTAGAGCAGATGTCATACAACGACAGGGGTGAAATAGACAAGTCCAACCAAGACTTGACCCACAGTTCAGATAGCGTGGGATATTATATCGAATACGAACACGGGTTAAATAGAACCGAAGTTCGTAACATTCAAATGAGGGTTGGATAAATGGCAGAGCCACGCAATAGCATCAAACAAGCACCAAGATCAGAAACCAATAGATTAATCAAGTTCAAGCGTCGTTACGATATGTACAACGACAACTTTGATGACCAAGTAATCAGCAAGCTAGGCAAGATTTACAGGGCATTTGCTCAACTCAAATTAGATGTCCAGCTAAACACCAACAACAATCTATACAAGCAGATAGTAAACGCTATCAGTAACGTGTACTCATTTGGTGTCACTCGAACGATAGACAATGATGACTTAGCTGAGTTGTACAGCACGCTGAGAATCGACAAGACAATGACACAGGCTAATCGATTTGTGAATGCTTTCAATGATGTTATTTTGCAAGTAGGTTGGGATTTCAACAAGGAACAGCCAAAGTTATTGATTAGATTGCCACACCTAACCGAAGTTGACTTTGGAGATAGCGAGGTTCAATCGGTTATGTACTTTGTCGAGATGATTGACAAGAAGCGTGAGCGTTGGGCGTTCTGGTCAAACGAGGAGCATTACTACATAGAGCGTGGTGTTGGTGAAGATAAGATTGTGCCTGTTGAAGATAATGACGAAATGGTTAACCCATTTGGAGTGCTGCCATTCGTGTTTATGCACAATGGCTGGCGTGATACTCAGTTCTGGGATGCTTTCACTGGTGATGACCTAACTAACGGCACTATTGATATGGCTGTTCACCTCACCTTCTTAAACCACATTATCAAGACGCAATCATTCAAGCAGTTAGTTGGTAAGGGTGACAATGTAGGCGAGTTGCTTGGTCAGGTATTAGACCCATTATCTATCTTGACTCTAACTGGTCAGAACACTGAGATTAGTGTCCTGGATATGCAATCTAACTACGAACAACTCCATAATGTTGTACAAGAGTTAGCTAACAATTTGGCTATCAGTTATGGTGTATCTCCACAGCAATTCAGAATGAGTTCACAAGCATCATCTGGCTTTGCCTTGCAGATGGAGAATATGAAGCTGGATAGGTTCACGGTAGAACAACAGCAGGACTTCAAGGATTATGAAAAAGAGTTGTTTGAACTAATCAAGGTGGTTAGCGAGGAATACGGCAAGTCATACGGTGATGCTTCTATTTTGGTTGATTTCACTGAGCCTAACTATCCATCATCAGAACAAGAACAGTTAACTATTGACCAGCAGTCGATTGATTTAGGTCTTACTAAGCCACAAGCTATATTAATGCGTGAGAATCCAGACCTAAGTGAAGAAGATGCTAGAGTTCTCGTTGATGATAACTTGAATGCTCGTAATGAGATGTTGAATAAAATTAAATCGGGTGGTTCTTTAGCAGATACGATAGGTGCGCTCGGTATTGAGTAATGCCAAACTTAGACACAATCTATAACCAAGACAAAGCCAAGATAGATTCGTTTATTCGTCAGTTTGACGGGGATGTTGAGAAGGTATTCAACAAGGCAAAGAGATTAGCACAATCAGCATTGGCTGGCATCAGTCAAGATGACATTCTTAGATATGAACTTATCTGGCGTGAGGTCTTGCGTGAGGCTGGTTACTATGTGCTTGTTAATAAGCTAATAGATGACCATTTCAATGAGTTGTATTCTGGATCATTAAAGGCGTTTGAAGCTGGTGGTTTCTCCACAGCATTCACAACAGAAGATGCCACAAAGATTCAGATACTAAAGCAGATGAAGCGTGATTTCTTTCAGCGACTTGGAGATGATGTTGGTCTTGCCGTAAAGCGTGAGTTGTATAGACATACCATAGCAGATGCTTCACTTGCCACAATGACACAAGGAATAGCCGAAACATTAGAAGGCTCTAACTTAGCAAAGTACGCACAAACGTACGCAAGAACATCAATAGGCGAGTTCCAGCAAGAGGTGATTGACCTTCGTGCTAAAGATGTTGGCGAGGGTGTCTGGGTGTATGTGGGCGTGAACGATGGTAAGACGAGGGATTTCTGCCGCAGGGTGTTGGCAAGAAACACCACATATAACGATTCTGAAAAGAGCAGAATAGAAGGTGATTCAGATAGGGCATACAATTGCCGTCACAGGTTTTATAAGATGAAAAAAGAGGAAGCCATAGCCAATGGGTATGAGAGTAACTAAAAAACCGAAGTTCGACAAATACAAACGTAGACTTAAAAACACAGACGAGGTATTGTATTCTGTCGCTGAGAGCCTGATTGTTGGAATTATTAAGCGAACTCAGTCTGGTAAGGATAAAAATAAGAAGGCTTTTAAGCCATATTCAAAGAATACGCCAAAGCGAGGCAGGGTGACTTTAACCGATACTGGCGCTATGCTTCATTCCATACATCGCAAAAAAATCAAGAATGGTGTAAAATTATTCTTTCCAAACACCAACGAATCAAAGAAGGCATTTCATAACCACAAGACATTGAAACGACCTTTCTTTGGAATAGATAAATCTCAAATTGAGAATATCAAAACACGACTTGGCAAGGCTATTGTCAAAGTCAGGTAAAGATGATAGAATTTTAACTAAAGGAGAAATCCAATGGCTGACGAGCAAAAAACGGCAGAGGTCGAAACACCTAAGACGCAAGAAAATGAGGTGGTCTTAACACAATCTAAATTAGACGCTTTGATTGACAAAGGATTCAGTAAAGGTGCTAAACGTGCTGAAACCGAAGTCGCAAAGAGTCTTGGAGTAGATGACTTAGAACAAGCGAGAGCGTTAATTGCAGCGAAACGCGAATCAGACGAGGCACAAAAGTCCGACTTGGACAAAGCCAACGAACTGAACGGTACGCTGAATAATACGATTGAAGGCTTGGAGGGCAAACTTAAATCAATGGAGGTCGATATGGCTATTCAGAGAACGGTTGCTCAGAACGGGATAAATGACGCTGATTACTTCAAGCACTTGTTACAACAGGCTGCTGGAAGTGAGGACTTTGAAGAGGGTTCTTTTATCGAGTCATTAAAGACCGAAAAACCTTATCTTTTTAACGGGGGGCAGGTACAGGCAAAGAGGGTGGATTCTTCTCCAAACAAGGCACAATTAGATGTGTCTGAACGTGTCAAGAATGCAACAACTATGGCTGAACTCTATGCGCTCCAAAATGAAATAACTTAGGAGTTATACATGGCTGTAAATACTAAAGCCTTACTATCAGATAGCGTTGTTGACTTGATGAATCAAGCCGTCATCGTATCGGGAGAGGCACAAAACAAGGTAGATGCTTACGCAACTATCAGACAAGATGATATGGCATCATCTATTTCTTTCACAGTATTCTCTCGTATGAGTGCTGCGACTACACCGTTGACTGATGGCACAGAGGCATCTTCAACAACAATGACAGATACTAAAGTCACTTTAACAATGGCTGAATATGGTGCTGTTATTACTTCAACTTCACTAGCAAACATCGCAACTGCTGGCAAGGCTGATTTAGC